AATTCGGCGACCTACAACTATTTATAATTTTTTTGATTGGAGAATGTGGAAATGAAAGATTTGATTATCGGTGCAAGTACCGGATATACTTGGGACACTTTGAAGTATTGGGTCAACTCAATCAATCAGAGTGGTTTTGATGGTGACAAGGTTCTAGTTCTTATGAATTGTGACCGCGAGACTACAATGAAAGTAGCTAACGCAGGTTTCACAATTATAGGATTTGAACAAGATGCACAAGGCAATCTTGTGTATAAGCATGAAGGAATACCCGTTCATGTTGAAAGATTCATCCACATCTACGAACATCTATGCCGAACAGATTATCGGTATGTCATTACTACCGATGTTAAAGATGTTATCTTCCAGAAAAATCCAATTAAGTTTATTGAAGAAAATATTGGCAATAAGAATTTGATGTTTGCATCTGAAAGCATTCGCTACAAAAATGAAGCATGGGGTAATCAAAACTTGCTTGAGACATATGGTCAATACATCTACGAAAAGTTTAAAGATAAAGAAATTTACAACGTAGGTGTATTAGCAGGTAAAGGTTCAGCTATGCGTGATTTGTGTATCAATATCTTCACCGCGGCTATCAATCGCCCAATTCCAATCTGTGACCAATCAACATTCAATTTTATGATTTCACAACATCCATATATTGACACATCAAAGTATATGAAGTCGGAAGATGGATGGGCATGTCAACTTGGTACAACTGGTGATCCAAGTAAGATTGAACAATTCAAACCACATCTATTGGAAAAGACACCAATCTTTGAAGATGGTAGAGTTTGGACAAGTCATGGATATGAATTTACTATTGTTCACCAGTATGATAGAGTTCCAGAGTGGCGTCAAGTAATTGAGAAGAAATATGGTTGATGGTATCTTTTTCATTTCTTCTGCACTAAATGTAAAGCAGTTATCTGTCTTCTCAAACGAAGAAAGATATCAACAGACGGTAAATACAGTTAAGTCTATTGACAAGATGTGCCCAAATAATGTAAAATACATGTTTGATACATCGTATAAGATTCCAGAAGCAAGCTATCTTCAAGGCATGCATGATTTAGGTGTTAATTTTTTGTGGACTGGTTGGAATGACCAAGTGCAAAGACTATCAGACCAAGGGCAAAGAAGTTTGGCTGAGACTGTTGGCTTCATTATGATGCTTGATAAGTTTTATACAGAAAGAGTAGAAAGCAAGAGAATTTACAAAGTCTCTGGTCGTTATTGTCTAAACGATAACTTCACCGTGGACCGAGAAGACTTCAAAGATTCTTTTGTCTTTCTACCAACAGTTGATTCGTGGATGTCCAAACAACATCAAGAACATGCTGGAGTAGATAGAATATTTGAGTTAAGATTATGGCACATGGATTACAATTTGCTGGATGTATTCAGAATGGAATTATCCAATATATTAAATGATATGGTAAAATACAATATTGATGTTGAGCATTCTTATTACAAGAACCTAAACAAATATAAATGGACGACAGTTAAACCTATAGGACTAGAAGGTGTTATCGCACCAACAGGAGCAATTATTAATGAGTAAGAATGTTTTGATTACTGGTGGTTGTGGCTTTATTGCACACCACGTTATTGATTTGTTGATTCAAAAGACAGATTGGAATATTACAACTTTAGACAGACTAGATTATTCTGGCAATCTAAATCGTTTGCATGAAGTCTTGGAGAAATATGATGCACAAACTCGTAAGAGAGTTAATGTTGTATTCCATGACTTGAAAGCTGAGATTAATCCTCTTGTGAATAACTTCATCAACAAGTTAGGCAAGATTGATACGATTCTTCATCTAGACGCATCATCGCATGTTGATAGGTCTATCACACATCCAATGGAATTCATCCAAGATAATACCATTGGTACTGCACACCTGTTAGAGTATGCACGAAGACTTGATAACTTAGAAACATTCTTGTATTTCAGCACCGATGAAATCTTTGGTTCAGCACCTCCTGGTGTTGCTTACACCGAACGTGCAAGATACAATTCAACCAATCCATACTCAGCATCTAAAGCAGCCGCAGAAGAATTCTGTGTTGCATATGAAAACACATACAAGATGCCTATGATGATTACACATACAATGAATGTATTTGGTGAGCGTCAAACACCAGAGAAGTTTATTCCATTGTGTATTGACCGTGTTCGTAAAGGTGAAAAGATTTTCATTCACTCAAATGCGGCTCGTACAGAAGCTGGAAGTAGATTCTATATTCATGCCGCAGATGTAGCCGAAGCATTGTTGTTTCTGATTACAACTAAACCTTCTTGCCCAACAGACTACGGTGATGCTAAATGCGCTAAGTTTAACATTGTTGGCAAAGAAGAAGTTGATAATCTAACCCTAGCTAAACTTGTAGCACAAGCACAAGACAAAGAGTTGATTTATGAAATGCTTGATTTCCATAACTCTCGCCCTGGTCACGATTTACGTTATGCATTGGATGGCACTTTGATGCGTAATCTTGGTTGGGAACCAAAGATTGCATTCAGCGAAAGAGTTAAACAAGTAAGCGATTGGTACTTACAGAACACACGATGGTTAGAACTATGAATTCGGAATATACTATGATGAATCCAGAATATGAAATGATTGAAGAATGTATCGCATGTGGCAGTGAAGATTTGGTACCTGTATTGGATTTGGCTAAACAACCACTTGCAAACTCATACAAGAAAGATCCTTATGATACCGAATCATACTTTCCACTTGCTATCAATCGTTGTAAGGAATGCTTTCACGTTCAGTTGAGTGTGAGAGTTGATCCAGATTTGATGTATAAAGACTATGCATATGTTTCTGGTACTGCTAAAACTCAATTGGATTACTTTGATTGGTTTGCTGAATTTGCCGCAGAAAAGTATGGAACTAAGCCAATTAATGTGCTAGATATTGGGTGTAATGATGGAAGTCAATTAAATTCATTTCAAGATAGAGGAGCACAGACATATGGAGTTGACCCAGCAGAAAATTTGTTCGCTACTTCTTCCCAAAGACACAAAGTTGTCTGCGGATACTTCACGGGTAAAGAATTCTCCCACGAAAAATTTGACATCATCACATGTCAAAACGCATTCGCACACAACTTCAACCAGCTTGAATTACTCCAAAACATCAGGAACGTCATGCACAAAGACAGTTTGCTCTTTGCTACGACCTCCCAATGCGACATGATTCTGAACGGTGAGTTTGATACTATTTACCATGAACATCTTTCATTCTACAATGTCAAATCTATTGATGCACTTTGTAAACGTGCTGGACTAAATTTGGTTGATGTAATTAAATCTCCTGTGCATGGCATGAGTTACATCTTTGTCATTTCAAAATTTGCAAAAGCACCACGCACAATTGAAAATCTTATTTTGCATGAAACAAATAAAGGTTTGTATTCACCAGAAACTTATGACAAGTACGAAGCTGATTGCCTTCATAATGTAAAACAGTTTGCCGACTTTATTAAGAAAATGAAAAAAGAAGGACGAACCGTTGTTGGTTATGGTGCACCAGCAAAAGGAAACACTCTGATGAATTTTGCTGGCATTGGACCAGACTTTATCATTGATGACAATCCATTGAAGCAAGGTCTGTATGCACCCGGTGTAAATGTACCAATCTATTCATCACAGTATTTGGAAAAGTATTCTGATGCAACTGGTATAATTTTTATTCCACTTGCTTGGAACTTCTATACTGAGATTGTTAAGAAGATAAAGACTATGCGACCAGATGGAAAAGATATTTTTGTAAAGCATTTTCCACAATTTAAGATTGAGGGCGCACTTTACTCAGTAGTAGATTATCATCCTGTATGAAGATTGGTTTTGGTTTCTACGGTATAACTGAAGGTACCGATCCTAGGACTGGATACAGTCGTGACTTCACTCATTGCTGGAATGGCATACAAGAAATGCTAATCCAGCCATTCATTGATAAAGGACACGAAGCAATTCTTTATGCGTCAACCTATCCTTTTTCAACAAAAGAATCGGAAGATAAATTCTTAGATGTTGTGAAGCCAAAGAAGGTTGTTTACTCCGACTTTGCAACATCTGATGCATTCACATCCAAATCAAAATTGCATGATGCATTCATCGGTGAAGATTTAGATGTTATTATCTTTACTAGATTTGATATTCATTTCAGTAAAGTTATGGCTAATGAAGATATTGACTTCAATAAATTTAACTTTTTATTTCCAGAAGATCCTCAATGGTGGATGACACATAGATTTGCTTGTGATTGTTTCTACATTTGGAACCATAGATACAGCGAATTAGTTAAGGATGCTATGCGTGAGACTTATGGATGGCCAAGAGGCACATTCTATCCTGATACACATGGACTAATTAATTTCTTAGATAAAAAAATGCCTATTGAAGAAATGCATTTTATCTCTAAAGATTGTCAGATAAGTAATGTGAATACATTTTATACACTATGTCGCAAAGATGTACCAGAACATCCTTGCAAACATCCTGAAGTGAGAGCAAAATATGGCTAATTTGATTATATGCCCAGTTGGTATGGAAATGCCACACGATCCTCGTTGGAAAGAAGAAGACCACTGGCGCTGGACAAACAATGACCGTGACTACGAAACCCTATTGGTAGTTTACAACGATTTCAATCCTGAACCAGGTTCTTATGACCATCTGATACGCCACAAAGGACATAAGTGGCAAATCATGCAAGCAGTCGCAAGAGATATTCCTCTTGGTAAATACAACTACATTGGTTGTGTTGATGATGACTTGATTACTGGTTATAAAGATTTCAATATTGGTCTTTTTTATGCACAGACTTTCAAGTTCCAATACTGGCAATTATCTATGCCACATGATTCTAGTTTGATTTATCAACCTTTGTTCAATGATCCATCTTGTGATTTTTCGGAGACAAACTTTATTGAAATGGGTTCATGCTTCTTTACCGAAGAAAAGTTTAGATTCTTGATGGAGTTTATTGGTCATTGGGACCTAGAGATTGCATGGGGTATTGATAAGACATTCTATGATTTGTTCCAATGTCCAGCGCATGTCGTCCATTCTGGTATGATTCATCAACCATTCAGAGACAGTTACTATGACAAACAAAAAGCTATGGATGAAATGAATGACTATTTGTACAATAAGTATCCATCAATACTCAAACAACATTATGGTCGCCAATCTAATTTTGCTGATAGACAAGATACTTTGAGAAAGTTTAAGTTAAATGTTGAAACTAATAATTCTTGATGTTGACGGTGTAATGACCGATGGTCGTAAATACTACGACAGAGAAGGAACAGTTCGGTACAAAACATTCTGTGATAAAGACTGGACTGCAATCAAACGCTTTCGTGCGCTAGGTCTTGAAGTTATATTTCTAACTGGTGATCCATTCAATGTTGCGATTGGTGAGAACAGAAAGATTGATGTAATCGTCAATAGATTTAGTGGCGAACACAGAGATAAATCAGACTATCTAACCAAGATATGTGAAGATTATGGTGTTCAACCACATGAGATAGTCTTTATTGGTGATGATATCTTTGATGTGCATCTAATGCAACTTGTTGGTGTTGCTTTTTGTCCAATTGATTCTCCTCATGTTGTTAAGCAAAACGCAAGAGTGTTAGATGCAAAGGGCGGTGAGAATTTGATAGCAAAGATGTATGACCATCTGGAAGCAAAAGGATTAATCAGCACAGGCAACTTTGCTGACCATTTAGATAAAGTTTATGAATTAGACCTACGTGAGAAATTTTAATGTTTGATATTACTTTGTATGGTCACTTGACCAATGATACTATTATTGATGGCGACAATGAAACTATGTCTCTTGGTGGTTTGTATAACTGCTGGAGAACATTCAATGAATTAGATAGAAATCTACAGATTGGTCTAATGCCTACTGTTGTTGGTACTGCTGAGATTACGATTGATAGAAAAACATCTACAAGAACATCAAAAGCAAATTTGAATGAAACTTATCTACAGACAGAGATAAAGCCATCAAGAATTTCACATGTGCTTTATCTAAACGAATTGGAAGATACATCTTTTCTACCAAATTTAAGAGGTATTGTTAGTGCCGACTTATGTAAAGGTAGAGAATTAAACTATGACCTGCTTAAGTATGTTGATTATCTTTTTGTATCCGATGATGAACATGATGTACAAAAGCTAAAAGATTATGCGGAAGGATTGATAATTTCTCATACTCCAAGAGGAAGCGTTGTCTATAGTGGTAATTTACTACAGCCATATCTAATGCATAGAACACACATGGTTGAAGGCGCAAATGTCTTGGGCGCTGGTGATATGTTTGCATCGTGCTTTTTATACTCTATACATAAGAAGTGGTCATTGCATGGTGCTATAGAATTTGCACACATTACCACGGCTGATTTGATTAGGAAATATAATGAAAAAATATAATTTAGTTTTGCCGATTGCTGGCAAAGCACAACGGTTTATTGATGCTGGTTATTTAATGCCTAAGCCATTGATTTTGGCTAAAGGTAAACATGTTATTGATTGGTCACTAGAATCTATTGATACCAGCGATTGTAACTTGATTTTTATCGTTAGACTGGATCACATTTACAATTTCAGCATTGATAAGATTTTGAAGCAAAAGTTTGGTGATGATATCTCCATCGTAACAGTTGACCATGTAACACAAGGCGCACTAGAAACTTGCACACTCGCAGAAAGTTATATTGACAATGAATTACCTCTTTACATTTATACTCCTGATGTATATTTTCTTCCTCAGTTCAAGCCAGATTGTATCTCAAGTGATACCGATGGCTTTCTATTAACATTCCAAGCAAATAGTCCTGACCATAGCTATGCTGAGATTGGTGAAGGCGGTATTGTATCCCGTGTGGTTGAGAAAGAAGTTATTAGTGAACACGCTAACGTTGGATTATATTATTTCAAGACTGGTAAAATGTTCCTGCAATACGCATGGGAAGCAATTAGCAACGGATTGTTAATTAAGGGCGAATACTACATTGCACCAATCTACAATTACATGATTCGGGATGGTCTTAAAGTTACCGCATGTGATACAGAGAAGATGCACATTCTTGGCACACCAGCAACATTTGAATTCTTCTGTGACAGAGTATTGCCTAGCTTTGGTGATAAGCCTGTTGCTATTGCATGTGACCATTCTGGATTTGAATTGAAAGAACAATTCATTGACTTGCTGGAAGAATATTTGATACCATACATTGATTGTGGTACATATGTAAATAAGCCATGCGACTACTATGATTATGTAAGTCAATCAGCACAATTGATAAACAACAATGATTGCGACTTTGGTGTTTCATTCTGTCGTTCTGGTCAAGGTGTAAACATTTCTGGCAACAAAGCGGGACTAATCTCTGCATTGTGCTTTGATGAATTTACCGCAGAAATGGCAGTAAGACATAACTGCGCTAATCATTTTGCTGTGCCATCTAAGTATGTTGATAAAGATATGTTACGTAAGATGATACAAATTTGGTGTATCACATCGTTTGATGGTGGTAGACATTTTACTAGATTAAATAAGGTACTAAAATGACAATGTATATTGCACACAGAGGAAACTTAGAAGGTCGTGTCGCTGAACATGAGAATGATCCTGTATATCTCCAAGAAGCGATTACTGAAGGATACATGGTTGAAGTTGATTTATGGTGTTTTGATGGTCAACTAAAACTTGGGCATGATGAAAAATTTCACGATGTAACTTTTGATTGGTTATTTGAAAGAAAGCCATTCATTCTTAATCATTGTAAGAATCGTGAAGCCCTTGATACTGTATTGAGAAATTATCTACATGGTTTTTGGCACACCGATGAGGATTATGTACTAACTACCTTCGGATATACTGTTGGATACCCAGGAAAAGAGCCGGTTGGTCAAACTTTCATACTTGGAGTGCCTGAAAGAGTGTATGCATTAGATGATATCAAGCACCGAATCACCTTTGGAGTAATGTCTGACTATGTAAAACTGCTAAATACATAAATAGATTATAAACTTAACTTGCTGTAGAGGCGGGGAAAATATGGATTTTAAGCAGTTCCTAGAAGAACAAAAAGAAAAGCATGCCGTTCTAGCATTCGGGCGCATGAATCCACCAACAGTTGGTCACGCCAAACTTGTTGACAAAGTAAAAGAGGTTGCAAAAGAAGTTGGTGGCTCACACCATGTTGTAATCTCTCACTCACAAGACGAAAAAAAGAATCCTTTATCCGCACAGGATAAACTCAAACACGCAAAAAGATTCTTTCCAGATACAAATCTGAGCACCTCAGATAAAGAACATCCAACATTTCTTCAACACGCCGCTAAGTTACATAAAGCCGGCGCTACACACTTGCATATGATTGCAGGTTCTGACCGAGTTGATGAATATAAAAGTAAATTAGCGCAGTACAATGGCAAACACAAAGGCGCATTGTATAACTTCAAACACATAACTGTCCATTCAGCCGGTGAGCGTGATCCTGATGCTGAAGGCGTTTCTGGTATGTCTGCATCCAAGATGCGTGGTCATGCTGAAAATGGTAACTTCAAAGAATTCAAAAAAGGTATTCCTAAGCATGTAGCACCAGAACATGCAAAAGAATTGTACCATGATGTGCGTAAAGGCATGAACATCAAAGAAGATGTAAACTATTTCTTTGAGCAGTTATTGACCGAAGGCGTACATGACAAAGCAATCTTCAAAGCAGTATTTCTATCTGGTGGTCCTGGTTCTGGTAAAGATTATGTACTAGATAACACACTTGCTGGTCATGGTCTAACAGAAATCAATTCAGATAAAGCACTAGAATTCTTGATGGACAAAAAGAATCTAGACAAGACAATGCCAGCATCCGAAAAAGAGGCTCGGGATATCGTTCGTGGTAAAGCAAAAGACTTGACTGAATTGCGACAGCGTTTAGCATTGTTAGGTCGCAATGGCCTTATCATCAATGGCACTGGCGATGATCCAAAGAAGTATGCTAAAATCAAAAAAGAATTAGAAGAACTTGGTTACGAAACTTCAATGATTGCTGTCAATACAAAAGATGAAGTTTCATCAAAGCGTAACATTGAACGTGGTCAGCGTGGTGGTCGTACTGTACCAGAAAACATTCGTAAAGAAAAATGGGATGCAGTAAATAACGCACGACCTGAAATGGCTAGTTTGTTTGGTAAAAATTATATGGAGTTTGATAACTCTGAAGATTTGAGAAGCGCACAGCCAGAAGTTGTAAAAGCAAAGAAAGAAGAATTGTTACAACTGTATAAGGGCATACAAGACTTTGTTAAAAGACCACCTAAGAATCAACAAGCATCTTCATGGATTGCTGGTGAATTATCTAAGAAAGATACATTACCAGTTCCTAAGAAAGGTGCTGAACAAATGGGACCAGATGGTTCTGGTGCAGCCGAAGAAGCACGAAAACTTGGACTACAATATTTTGGTTTTGGTCGTTATGGCAAAAATGGCAAAGTAACTCATCATTCTGTACATGACAAACTTGTACAGGATCCTACCCATGTAGAACAACAAAAGATGGCTAAGAAAGCGGCTAATGTTACCGCCAGTGGAGCCAGCGGAAGTGTTCCGAAGAAAAAAGTAAACGAATCTATGTTGAACGAAGCTATAACCGTTACGTTTACTGCTGATACTGCTGATGAATTGAATCAAGCATTTCAGATGTTTAATAAGAATGATAAAGAGGCTGACGTTGAAGAAGAAACCTCGTATCAACTTTCCAATAGTAATGCATATAATGTTTTGACATTAGGAACTGATATGTTGAGAGAGGAAATCAGTCCTTTCAAACAAAAAGTTAAGCATTCTGATGGGCATACATATGTTGGCAAAGATAATAGACCTAGAATTTTTGCTATAAGAAACAACGCCGCTAAAGAAGCACATCGTCAAGATGGTGAAGTTGTGAGACATGAAAAAGGTTACATGGTTAAATTAAAGGAGAGTACAGATGCTAAAACTAATCAAGAGTTTCTTCAAGAAACCAACACCACCAGTGGAAGAGAAACATCCGCTAGACATTCAGAAATATCAGGCACCATCACCTGCGCCCCAGGCAGTGGAACCGTTACCATCACCGAGCATTGTGGAGACTCCAGCTCCCACACCGGTGACGGAAGCGCCTACGATCCAACCAGAAGCGAAAGTAGAATCAAAGGCAAAATCTACCTCTCCCAAGTCAAAGAGCAGTGGAAGAAGAAAATCAACGAAATCGACCAAGGCATAGAACCTGGGATGTCAATGGCTGCTGGAGGTGAATCTATCAGCCGTGACATGGGTGAAGTCATTGGTAAGAATGGCAAAGCAACACCATTAAAGAAGAAAGTATAAATGAAAAACTTCAAAGAATTTTTATTTGAATCTCCTGCATGGACACGCAAAGAGGGACAAAATCCAGAAGGCGGTCTAAACAGAAAAGGTATTGCATCTTATCGTGCAGCCAATCCTGGTTCTAAATTGTCTATGGCTGTTACTACCAAACCAAGCAAACTAAAGCCAGGATCAAAATCATACAAGCGCCGTAAATCATTCTGTGCAAGAATGGGCGGTGTTGAAGGACCAATGAAAAAGCCAAATGGTGAACCTACACGCAAAGCACTTGCGCTAAGAAAGTGGAATTGCTAAATGACACAGTTTAGTGTTGTAACAAACGATTATCTGAATAACAACAAATCCATCTATGAGGTGGTTATGTTGGCAGACAAATATGGAAATGTTGCTGGTGGTACTGGCGGAACATCCGTTGATGCTTTCGGTCGTTTGCGTGTTTCTCAGCCATTTACATTATTTGATTCGTCACATCGTTATCGTGATAATCAATTATGGACAACATCTAATACTGCAAATACAACATTTGCTTTTAGTTCAAACGAAGGACTTGTAAACTTAAACGTTGATACGACAGCTAACTCCGAAATTATTAGAGAAACTACAAAAGTATTTTCATATCAGCCTGGTAAATCATTATTGATTTTTACAACAGTTGTGTTTGCACCAGCACAAACTAATTTGAGACAAAGAGTTGGTTACTATGGTGCAAATAATGGTATGTACTTAGAACAAACGGATTCAACAATTAATTTTGTTGAAAGAAGTCATGTTACTGGTGATATGATTGAAAATAGAGTTGCACAAGATGATTGGAATGTAGACACCATGGATGGAACAGGACCATCCGGTAAGATTTTAGACTTGTCCAAAGCGCAAATTTTATGGATGGATATTGAATGGCTAGGACTTGGTACTGTACGTATGGGTTTTGTCATTGATGGTGAATTTGTGTTGTGTCACAGATTTAATCACGCAAATGAAGTAACTACAACATACATTACGACAGCATCTTTGCCGCTAAGATATGAAATTAAAAATACTGGTGCTACAGCAAACAATAGTACCATGAAGCAAATTTGTTCTAGTGTTATTTCAGAAGGTGGTTACGAATTAAATGGCTTACAACAAGCTGTGAGTAATGCTGTAGGAACACCAACAGATTTAACAAGTGCTGAAACATATTACAATCTTGTATCAATAAGATTAAAGTCAGCATACTTAGATGCTATTGTAATTATGTCTGCATTATCTTTACTTGGCATAACAAACAATGCAATTTACAATTGGCAAGTAAGAGCAACAGCAACAACTACTGGTGGTAGTTGGGTTAGTGCTGGAACAAATTCAGCGGTTGAATATAAGTTGGCAGCCGGAACAGTATCTGATGGAAGAATTTTAGCATCAGGATTTACAACTTCAACAACACAATCATCAGTACCAATTGATATTCTTAAAGAAGCATTATTCAAATTCCAATTGGAAAGAGATGGACTAACTGGCACACCATATGAATTAACTTTGTGTTGTGCAACAAATACCTCGGGAGCAGACATTTATGCTTCTATGGATTGGGAAGAAATTTCAAGATAAACAAAAAGGGAGAAACTATGTACACCGATAAAATTACACAATCAGTTGCCGAAGCAGTTAAGCAAGTTCTTACTACTGAGAAGCTACATCCAAACCAACAAAAGTTGGATGTGCATGAACCAGAAAAAGACAAGCTAACTTCTAAAGATTTTGAAATGCTTCGTAAAGGTAAAAAAACTGAGGTCAAAGAAGGTTGGCAAGATATGCTTGATGACGTTAAGAAACGTGCTGGTCCACAACCAAACGGTGGCGCTGGTATGAAACAAGGATCACGTTACGGCGGTTCAAAGCAAAAAGATGAACCAGAAGATAAGAAAAAGAATGAAGAAGTTGATATCAACGCTATCAATGGCGTTCAAATGTCAACTATTGAAGAAAAGAAATTGACTGAGCCAGAAATGAAGAAGCGTGAAGAAGTTGCTAAGTCTATGAAAAAAGGACTAGCAGGTTTCAAAGAACGTTATGGTGACCGTGCTAAATCAGTAATGTATGCTACTTCAACCAAGATTGCGAAAGATAAGGCCTAATATGAAAAAAGTATCAGATGTTTTCAAAAGCATCCGATTCGCCAAGGGCGAAACACGTGGCAAAAAACATTCATCTACCGATGATGAAGAACACGGCACCGTTGGCGAGATGGAGTTTGACCAGCAATTAGCACACGCTAAGAAACGTGCTATGCAAGAAGCCAAAGATCCTGGTGAATATGACCAAGAAGGAGATATGGCTATGACACAGTTGCGTAGTATTATTTACCACGCACAAGAATTGCACGACCAATTAGACAAGAACGACAATCTTCCAGAGTGGGTACAATCTAAGATTACTCTAGCACAAGATTACATGCAAACTGCATGTGATTATATGTACTCACAAAAGAATGAAGAAGTTAAGAAAGCAACTGGCGACTTGAAAGATACTTGCTGGACTGGCTATACCGCTGTCGGTATGAAAATGAAGAATGGTCGCAAAGTTCCTAACTGTGTGCCAACAAATGAAGAAGTTGAGCAACTAGAAGAAGGTCGCCCATCACAGCGTCATCCACTTGAGGGACATGAGTATCATAAAAAGACTGATGCCGAGTTGGTACACATTGCTAAGGATGCACACAAAGCAGCCGAAGCTATGAAGTCACACAATACTACTGCTGAAAATAAGTATCGTGACCAAGCAAATGATTCTGCTACTGTACGATACTATCGCCAAAAGAATGGTATGGCTGACTGGTACAAAAAGAAGTATGGTCATATCAAAGAATCTGATGCATCTTGGGCCGCGGCAATGGAAAAGCAGAGAGAGAATCGCTTAACTACTGGTGATAAAAAGAAACTGGACCAAGTACGTGATATGCTTGCTAAGGAAAAGAAGCCAGTCAAAAAGGAAGTTATGGAATCAGTTAAAGTTGGAGATAAAGTTAGCTTTAATCATCCAATGACTGCCATTCCCGGAAAGACTATGAAGAAAGTCGGAACAATAAAGAAAATTGAAGGCGATACTGTACACCTTAAGTCATCAACAAAATATGGTACAATTTCATACCAGAAGAAAGTAAGTGAGCTAACAAAGGAAGAAGTTGTTAAAGAAGAAGTAAAAGATGAATATGCACGTAAAGTTGATAAGTACCTGAAAAAGAAATATGGCAAAGATGATTCTCAAAAGAAATTGCCAATGGGTGCTGGTTTTGCAGCCGCAAGACGTAAAGCAAGACTTGCATCAAATGGTCGTATGGATGAAGCACTATCACCAGCAATCAGAATGCAAATGGCATTACAAAAAGCTAGGGAAGACCGTGAAAGGTCTGAGCGTAATGGTGAAGCAGCCTTAGCTGGTAAATTTTCTTCTGGTCCAGCTAAACAACCAACAAAGAACCATACTTTAGTTTCTCCTAAGAATGAAGAAGTTATTGTAGAAGACGATGTTATCAATAAAGTGCCAAAACTTCCATTTGATGAACCAACAAAAAAAGCTATAGGTAAAGTTAAAGACAAATCTGGTGCAGTACATACACCTATGTCTAGAACTAGAGATATTGCTAGAACGGCTGCTCGTAAGCAAGCTGGTATCAAAGAGGCTGCGGATATAAACGATCCATTGGACAAAATTGATACATCAGCAAAGCGTTCTCTATCAAGAACCGCTGGTATGGTTAAAGATTTGGCTACAAATGCAAAGGCCAAAGCTAAATCCAAAGATAAAAAAGATACTTTTGAGCCAGAACCAGAACTATCTTCACAGATAATGAAGCAAGATTAATTCATAAATATAACAATAACAATAAGGAGACTTAAATGTCACTATGGTCAAATACAGATGCTAACACAAGCGCACCTAAATTCGTTGGAGTTGGTGGATCACCAACACAAAGTGGTTTAACAATGTACGCAAATACACAAACAAGCGCATTCATTACGGATCAAAAAGTTGGTGTTTTCGGCGTTGACGTTACCGAACAAGGTATTGCTGGAAATCCAAAAGGCGGTCATGCAGGTTGGAACTTAGTTAAAACAGGAACAGGTGGTCGTGCGGGACGTACACATGTGGAAACATTGGTAGCAATGGGCTCTATGGTTAACGTTGCTGATGGTGGTTCAGATGGTTCTGCTACAGCTAACGATGATGTTACATTTGTAGACGCATAATTAATGTTTAACTTTAAGGCATACTTGACCGAAGAAATACAAATCGGTCAAGCTATCATCGCACATGAGCCTACCGATAAGCAATCATTATCGGTAGGTAATCCTGTTGTGGTAGCAAAGATAAACTCAGTTTTTACAATAGAATTGGGTGATATCTTTTTGTCACCAGAATCTGGATTCCAAAAAGTACGCAAGGTATTACATAGATTCGGTCTAGACATGCCGCCAATGTATGGTATGGATCCTGATGGCGATGAAATTGTGCTAGATGTAACTCAATATGGTGATGCATCATTAGGTTCAGGATTACTTTATATCCTATACAGCCTCAACGATGAAGGTTATTATGATTTCTATGCTGAGATTAATGATGAAGCAGGCATAGAAGAATTATTGGCTTCTGGTATTGAGGGAGAAGACGAAGAAGATTAATAATAATGAAAAAACTGACACATTTTCATCACATTGTTCCAAAACATATGGGTGGTACTGATGATCCGTCAAATTTGATTGAATTAACTGTAGAAGAACATGCTAACGCTCATAAGAAATTATGGGAAGAACATGGAAGATGGCAAGACGAATTTGCTTGGAAACTATTAGATGGTCAAATACATAAAGAAGAACGAAATAGACAATTATCATCATTAGCAAATAAAGGTAATAAGTATCGTTTAGGTAAATTTCATACGGAAGAATCCAAGCAAAAAAATGCGTTAAGTAATTCCAAAAAATGGAGAATTACTGATCCTTTAGGAAATGAATTTATTGTAACAAATTTGTTCAATTTTTGTAGAGAAAATAATTTACAGCAAGCATCAATGTGGAGAGTTTCTGTAGGAAAACAGAAATTTCATAAAAAATGGAAATGCAAAGTTTATGTTTGATGATTTGAATGTGAATAATGTTTTACTGTATTGCATGAAGGCTTACGATAAACCAAACTGTATTATGAGCGAATTCAAAGAGGATATGAAGCGATTCAATTATCTTAAAAGATTGTTTCGTAGATATCGCAAGATGGATGATTTACGGGAAAGACTTGTAATAAACCATCTGGTAGTCATATATAATGTTTTTGGTGTAGAAGTAGCAACACGTATGCTATTTTATAAAATGAGCAAAGATGATTATTCAGCATTGAAAACATATTTGATATTTCTAAATTACATGCCAGCAGTTGTTCATGGTATAAAAGGTCAAGATATCATATCTTCAGAAATACCTGTTGATATGAAAATTGCAGAAGTTCTTAGGGAGATAAAATGATTGTAAAAGAAGATGTTCCAGGAAATTCAGCAGGATCAGGTGCTGTCGCTGGCATCGGTGTAGCAAGTCCTACACTACCAAATCAAGCAGAACCGGGTGTAAAGAAACGCAAGAAGTTTGCGGGTTCTACCGTCTTCACAGTACCAACCAAATCATTTGTTATGGCTAAGATGCTAAAGCGCAAAGGCGTTCGCTTTGAATCATATCTTGGTGATCCAGATATTGCAAAAGAAGTTGGTGAGTTTGCAAACAAGAATTGGCATGAAGCTATCATTCTTGAAGATGAACAAACTGGTGCTATGGTATACCTACGATACGGTAAAGGTAACAGATAATGTGGATTTTACAATGGCTTCCTAACTGGATATTCTATGCAATATTTTTTGCAGGTCTATTAGGTCTGCTAGTTGCAACTGTAATGAAATTCATTCCGTTCGTGTACATGTATCGCACAGCAATACAAGCAGTATCTGTGGTATTGATTGCTCTTGGTACATATATGGCTGGTGCAATATCAAATGAAGAAGCATGGCAAGCAAGAGTAAAAGAGATGGAAGCTAAGGTAGAAGCGGCTGCGGTAGAATCAGCACAAGAAAATGTAAAAGTTGTTGAGAAGATAGTAAAAAAGACTGAATACATTAAGACACGTGGTCAAGATATTGTTAAGTTTATAGACAAAGAAATTGTTAAGTATGATACTAAGTTTCTTCCAGGCGGTCAATGCGAGATACCAAAAGAATTTATTGAAGCGCATAACAGAGCGGCTGAGGCACCAAAATGAGAAACGTTGAGAAACAACAAAGAATCAGCACAATACTATTTGTTATAGTGACAGCAATATTTTTTATTGCAATGTTCTCAGGATGTTCAACAACAGTACCAGTCACAGCTAAATTTCCAAATGCGCCAGAACAATTGTTAGTCAAATGCCCACAATTAGAAAAATTAGGTAATGAAGTAAAATTAAGTGATATAAGTAAGACGGTTACTACAAACTATACAACTTATTATGAATGTGCTGTGAAACATGATGCCTTTATTGAATGGTATAACGTACAGAAAAACATTTTTGAAAGTGTAAAATAATGGAACTAACAAAACAACAACTAAAACAATTGCTTCCAAAAAATCCATACATTGACCATTGGCACCATGCCTTGGAACAATTGTTGCCAGATTATGAAATCAATACACCACAGCGTATTGCCGCTTTCATTGCTCAATGCTCACATGAATCTGGTGGTTTCACAGCATTACAAGAAAATCTAAACTACAAGCCAGCAACTATTCGTAAGTTGTTTGGTAAATACTTCCCAACAGATGAATTAGCAAATGAATATTGCTCTAAGCCAAACAAACAAGAAGCTATTGCAAACCGCATCTATGCATCACGCATGGGTAATGGTGATGAATCATCTGGTGATGGTTACAGATACCGTGGTCGTGGTCTGATTCAATTGACTGGTAAAGATAACTATACATTCTTTGCTGGTTCACTACAAATTTCTGTAGAAGAAGCAGCCGAGTATATGGCTACATTTGAAGGAGCCGCACAGTCAGCTTGCTGGTTCTGGGAAACAAACAATCTAAACCAATGGGCTGATAAAGGTGATATTGTTACACTAACAAAACGAATCAACGGTGGCACCATTGGTCTTGATGACCGCATTAAACACTACGAACATGCACTTCATGTTTTAGGAGTTTGATATGAATGATAGAAAATTGTTTTTTGTTGCAGTCGGCTTACTAGTATTGCCGCTTGCACTAGCATTCTTTGGTGGTGATAGATTCCGCTATCCATGCCAAGACCCAGATAACTGGGAAAAAGATATTTGTAAGATGCCAAAATGTGATGTGACAAGAACTTGTCCTGAACATATTTTTAAGGGTCAACGTGACCCTAGATTAGGACCTCCAAAAGATGGACAAACTCAAACAACTACGGCAGTGGTTCCAGCACCAGCTTGCCAAGCACCAACAACACAAGGAGCAAATTGTGGAAAATAATCAAATGTATACCGAAGACCAATTAATGGCCAGATTGAAATTCTTTATTGGAATTTGCTTGGCTCTAACACTAACGGGTATTGTATTCGTTGTTCTTTACTCAATCATCTTTGTAACACAGCCATTGAATGCTATCAGCCCAATTGACCAGAAGTTTTTTGAGTTGATTATTCCTATCGCTACATTCTTAACTGGTACTCTATCTGGTATCATGCTGGCTGGCAATGATAAGGATGCTCAAAAAGCAGCCTTACAAGCGGCTAATAAAGGATGGGACAAACCACCAACACCAATACAAAAAAATGAAACAACAACCAGCGCACCTTCCTTCTCTCCAGCACCTAGCGTTTCTCCAACAGTCACGAACTCGTTCGGATCACAATCAATGGGCAGCGGAAGTAGCTTTGGAAGCGTATCTCAACCCCAAGTTGTCACAGGTTTCGGAGGCAAGCCAGCCCCAGCTCCAGCCCCTCAACCCGAACTATAAATGAACTTTATACTAAGCATGTTATCAGACGGTATCAACGATACCGTTTCCAGTAAAAGAGTTGTCACACTATTAGCATTTATAATGTGTGCGGGTGGCTTTATTGCTATGGTGTGTGGTTACCCATTAGATTCTAAAATATTTGATTCAATGATGTACATCGTGATAGCAGGCTTAGGTTTTACAGCATCGGAAAAGTTTTCTAAAAAGGAATAAAAAATGAAATCACTAGTATTATCAATCGCATTGTTATTTGGTATGACAACCGCAGTTTATGCTGAGGCTGAAAAGACCAAGGTATGTGTAGATGTTAAAGACAAAGATGGCAAGCCAGTTAAAGATGCCAAAGGCAATGTGAAACAGAATTGCAAGGAAATGAAAGTCCACAAGAAACTAGAGGGCACAGAAGTTCCTGTGAAGAAATAAATGGCATCCACTGTAGAAAGAATTGGTATCGTTGAAACTAAGGTAGAAAACCTTAGTGAAAAGCTGGACGATTTGAAAGTTGATGTTAAGGAAATGCATGATTGCCTTGATAAGACACGGGATGACTTGAAATCACAACTAGAAACCATGTATAATGCATCATGTGAACAACACGCTGAGTTAGCCAAAAAGATTGGTAACTTGGAACAAATACGACAAAAAATGATGTGGATGGTAGCTGGTGCTGTTGCATTTGCAGGCATTCTTTCCGGGCATTTTGATAAAATCATTGCCTTTATTACTTGACATTTGTGCGGAGTTGTTATATAATGAGCCATGCTTTCTACAGACTTAAAATTTACATTATTAATCTCACCGCGGTTTGAGAAGTTTCAGCGCAAGTCTGATTACCTTTTCAACTGTCGGTGCCCTTTGTGTGGTGATTCACAAAAACACAAAGCAAAGATGCGCGGTTACATCTACCGCAAAGCCAATGAATTGCTTTATAAATGCCACAACTGTGGTACTGGTACAAGCATCGGCAATCTTATCAAGCAGGTAGATTCCAATCTATACAAGGAATATATCCTTGAGCGATACAAAAGCGGTGAGATTGGCATCAACAATAATAAAGCAAAACTATTTGATATACCATCGCCACGCTTTGGTATACTTGATGATGCTGTCTATGAAAATGCGGAGAGGTGTGATAAACTCCCTGATACGCATTTTTGTAAAATATACTTGACACGCCGCAAAGTGCCACCAGCAATGTTTGAGAAGTTATATTTCACAGCAAACTATAAAAAGTTTTGTGATGAAGTATATCCTGACCACGGCAAAGATATTGTATCCGATGCACGGTTGGTGATACCATTCTATGATGAATGGAATTCTCTGAGTGGTGTATCTGGTCGTGCGTTGGCTAATGCAGAATACAAATTGCGTTATGTCACCATCAAGACAAACGATAGCCCAAATAAACTAATCTATGGTCTAGATAGAATTGATTTTACAAAGCCAGTTAAGATTGTTGAGGGTCCGATTGATTCGTTGTTTTTAAGCAACTGTCTTGCATCTGGTGATTCAAGTTTATCTGTCACAGCAAAAAATATTTCAGCAGAAGAAAAAATATTAATTTTTGATAATGAACCACGCAATAAAGAAATCGTGAAGTTAATGAAAGATGCTATCAACTTAGGTCACAATGTCGTAATTTGGCCTGATAATCTCGTTGGCAAAGATATCAATGAGATGGTGATGAATGGCATATCGCCTGATGAAATTGAAGCGATTATAAGTAATAACACATTTAAGAATATAGAAGCGCAAGCTAAATTTGTTTTTTGGAAGAAAATATAATATGAAAGTTAAGTTAGTAAGTCATAGCAAACCATCCCGTGAGATTGCAAGCGAAGGCCTTTATGATATGCAAGAGTTAATTGCATTCTGCGCCCGTGTATCCAATCCTGCAAATCAATACAATACCGATACATCTGATAAATTAATCAAGTATCTAATCAAGAATAAACATTGGAGCCCACTAGAAATGGTGTCTGTTTGTTTAGAGATTGAAACGACTAGAGATATTGCAAGACAGATATTGAGGCATCGGTCATTTTCTTTTCAGGAGTTTAGTCAGCGATATGCAGACCCAACTAAAGATTTGGATTTTGTATTGCGTGAAGCTAGATTGCAAGATACAAAGAATCGCCAGAACAGCATAACCACAGAAGATTTGCAGTTACAAGCATTTTGGCAACAGCAACAACTGAGAGTTATCAATGCGGCTAAGGAAGCATACACCTGGGCTATAGATAATGGTATAGCAAAAGAGCAAGCAAGAGCGGTGCTACCAGAAGGTAATACAGTTAGTCGTTTGTATGTAAATGGAACATTAAGGTCATTCATTCATTACATTGAAGTGAGAACAGATAAGTCTACTCAAAAAGAACACAGGGAAATCGCTATAGAAGTTTCTAAAGTTATTTCGGAAGTATTTCCTTTATCTGAACATTTTATTCATAGTGAATCAAATATCTAATTCTTATAAATACATTCTAGAATACACTATAGGAGACTAGAATGGGAAGAAAAAGTGTTTATAGCGTGGGTCAATTTTTTGGTAAACTTGAAGTATTGGAGATATTACCATCAAATGGCGCAGGAAGTCACGTAAATCTTAGATGTTTGTGTCATTATTGTAATAAAGAAACCATTAAATATGCGGGAAACATAAAAAAAAGAAATAGTTGTGGTTGTCAACAAAACAATAGCTCCGAATGGAAAAATGTTGGTCCAAAAAATAAACCTTGGCAACTACCATTTGGTCATGCTGCCAGAAACGGTCTGGAGTATCAATATAAAAGAGGCGCAGCCAAAAGAAATTTAGAATATACTTTGACAATGGAAGAATTTGATGAACTTGTTATAGGAGACTGTCATTATTGTGGAACAGAAACGCCAGCGACAGCAAGAGGTCAAGGAAAAACTAGTGGCGATTTTAAGTATACGGGAATTGATAGAATAGATTCAAAAAAAGGATATGTTAAGTATAATTGTGTATCATGTTGTTGGATATGTAACAACATGAAAGGAACAACAAATGATGAAGATTTTATAAAACATATTGAAAAAATATATAGACACAAAAAGAAGGAAAAAATGATATGAATATCGTTCACGGTATTAGGGTAGACTATTCCCGGGATAATTTGTTTGATGAACTTGGAATAAAACGATTAAAAGAAAGTTACATGAAAGATGAAGAAGTCTCGCCTCAAGAAAGATTTGCTTTCGTTTCTAGGGCTTTTGGATCAGACAACGAACATGCCCAAAGACTTTATGACTATTCTTCAAGACATTGGTTGTCTTATTCTACTCCTATTCTCAGCTTTGGGCGTTCTAAGCGTGGCCTTCCTATATCATGCTTCTTACCTTATCTACATGATAGCGCAGAAGGCTTGGTTGATTGTCTATCGGAAGTAAATTGGTTGTCTATGTTAGGTGGAGGTATTGGAATTGGTCTTGGTATTCGTTCTGCTGATGATAAATCTACTGGCATTATGCCTCATCTTCGCACTTATGATGCATCCTCACTCGCTTACCGCCAAGGGCGGACTCGCCGCGGTAGTTATGCTACTTACTTGGATATCTCTCATCCCGATATTCTCATATTTCTTGAAATGAGAAAGCCAACAGGCGACCAGAATATGCGTTGCTTGAATCTGCACCAAGGTATCAATATTACCGATGACTTCATGCAGTTGATTGAAAAATCTATGCTTGATCCACATGCTGATGATACATGGGAACTAAAAGATCCACACAGCGGTGAAGTGCGTGATACAATACCAGCAAGAGAATTGTGGCAAAGAATTCTTGAAGCACGAATGCTAACTGGTGAACCATACCTACATTTCATTGACACAAGCAATCGTGCTATGCCACAGTTTCAGAAAGATTTGGGATTGAGCATTAGACAAAGTAATTTGTGTAGTGAGATTATTCTGCCAACAGATAAAGAGCGAACAGCAGTATGTTGCCTATCATCTGTAAATTTGGAGTACTATGATGAATGGAAAAATGATGCCCTATTCCTTAAGGACATTGCTGAAATGCTTGATAATGTTCTGGAGTATTTTATTGTTAATGCACCTGATACCATTTCCAGGGCTAAGTACTCTGCTAGCCGTGAGCGTTCTATTGGCATTGGTGCCTTAGGCTTCCATGCATTCCTACAGAAAAGTAACATTGCATTTGAAGGTGTCATGGCTAAAGTTATGAACAACCAAATGTTCAAACATATTAAGGAGAAACTTGATGAAGCGAATCTTCAATTGGGCTCTGAGCGAGGCAGTCCTCCTGATTGTGATGGTACTGGATAAAATTATCATTAAATTTTTACAACATGGTGATCCAGAACAAGCAGTTGACCAAGCAGAAGTTGATGAAATATGGTCTTCAATCATTGCAAACGATGGCTCAGTACAACATCTATCATGGATGGATGAAAATACAAAAGAGGTGTTCAAGACTTCAATGGAGATTGACCAGCGTTGGGTTGTTGAACACGCCGCAGATAGACAGCATTACATTGACCAAGCACAGTCATTGAATCTATTCTTTAGACCAGATGTAAATGTTAAGTACCTCCATGCTTGCTACTTCCTAGCATGGAAGAAAGGCCTCAAGACATTGTACTATTGCCGTAGTGAGAAATTGGCTAAGGCTGACAAAGTATCAAAACGAATTGAGCGTGATGTTATCAAAGAAATTGACATGACACAAATTGCACAGGGCAACGAATGTTTAGCATGTGAAGGATGATATGAATAGAAGACCTCTACATTTTATTACCCGTGAGAAAGAATGGGAACTGATACAAAGATTAGAAACGATTGTAGATAGTTACGATTTTGATCCAAAAACAACTGCGGTAATAATGGCAAGTCCTGATTATTCAGCAACAGTAGCCATGCACTTAGCACATGCATGGTCACGCAAAGGAGAAATGCTTCCAATTATTCCAGTTGATGTGGCTTATCCAAACGAATCTGTTACGCCTTACATTGATAAAATGACAATGCAAGCAGGAGATATCAGACAATATGAAAATCTTGTATTGGTAGAAGCTGGAATTATTCGCGGTGGTAATTGGACCTGGATGTTGAGTGTTCTTAATTTGTGGGGATACAATAGAACAAATATCACACTGGTTGCTATGTGTGAGAATATTCATAGCAAAGTTAAGTCCGATTATGTTGCTGAATATTATGATGATGAAAAAGAAGAATTGATGTTTTACTTTGAAAAGTTTAATAAAAACTGGGCAGTTAGATAACCACAAAAATAAAGGAAAAAATGAAAAAAATAATTATAAGCGTAATGGCTATGCTATCAATCGTAGCATTTGCTCAAGGTAAACAGAAAGATGGAGTAATCTATGATGCGGTCATCACCAGAGTTATTGATGGTGATACTGTAGCATTTCAAGCACCATTTCTACCTGCACCATTAAAGCAGGAACTATCCATTCGTGTGTTCGGTGTTGATACACCAGAAAAGGGACACAGAGCGCAATGCCCAAGCGAGGATCAAAGAGGTCAGGCTGCATCGGCATTTACCAAAGCACAAATCAATGCATCAACCAAGCGTCAGGTCATTCTGATGGACTGGGACAAATATGGTGGGCGTGTGTTGGGTGATGTTGTTCTTGATGGTAAGAGTTTAAGACAGATGTTAATAGCAAACGGTTTTGCCCGTGAATACTACGGTGAAGCCAAACAAAGTTGGTGCAATTAAAATGAGAAAAATTATTAGATTTACGGCTGAATGGTGCCAGCCCTGCAAGACACTATCAAAACAATTGGAAACAATGGAGTTAAATCTTCCTATTGATGTAATTGATATTGACAAAGACCCAGAGATTGCAATAGAATATGGCATTCGGTCAGTACCAACACTTGTGCTTATGGAAGACAATGAAGTCAAAAGCAAAATCGTTGGGCTAAAAGCACCGCATGAAATTAGAGAATGGGCCACAGCATGATTAAGAGAGTAATCTCTTGGCTAATTAAAAAAATTAAGAAACCAAAAACCAACGACAAATTTATTTACTGATGATAATTGCTTTTGGTGATAGTTTTACTTACGGATTCAATTTCAATGAGAGTGAGAGATTAAACAATGTTTATCCAACATTACTCGGAAAGAAATTGAATCAGCCTGTTTTAAATACAGCATTACCCGGAGCAAGTAACTGGCGTATAGCTAGGATGATTCAGTCCATGAATATTACAAAAGATGATATTGTAATTATTTCATGGACCGAACCAACTAGATTTGAGTTAGGTGTTAACAAACGACATTATGTGCCACCAATTAAGGAGAATAGAATTGGTGATTTGAATGAGACTGAGGGTGACTTGATAACTAAAAGATTCTTTATTCAACTTACGGATAGAACTACCGATAAAGACGCAAAGAAAATAAACGAATTAGTCTATTCAGAATTCAATAATGAAAAATGGTTCCAAGAAATGTTTAAGGTGATGTACAATAGTTGCATTCAAGTGTTAGAAAAGTCTGGTTGCAAATGGTTAATGTTTAATGCATGGATTAAACAAGCTGATGGTGAGTATCATAAGAATTATGTTTACAGTAATACTACCATGAGTGGCATAATACAAAAAAATACTCCAGGATATTGGACTAAACAAGAACATGAAAAAGTTTCTAATACTTTGATAAATTGTTTGGATGAATTGTATGGTTAGATATTGGGGTGTTAATGCTTTTGGGCATGATGCATCTTTATGTGTTGTTGAGAATGATATGGTAATATTCCATAAATTGAGTGGTGGTGAATTTTTGACAGAGGGCGTTGTTGATGATGCATTGTCATTTGGCAAGCCTGATGTAATTTGTTACTATGAGAATCCTTTGTTGAAACGAACAAGACAATTGTATTCTGGCGAATGGAATAAAGCATTCAACATGTTGACACCAAAGTTACACATGTTGGAGTTTGGTATAAATTGCCCGATAAAGTATGTTGGTCATCATCATAGCCATGCCGCGGCATCTTACTTGACAAGCGAATTAAATGATGCTATAATATTAGTTGCTGATGCTATTGGTGAATGGGAAACAGTTACAGTTTGGCATGCGGTTGGTAATAACTTAACCAAACTTGATAGTCACAGATATCCATTTAGTTTGGGTTTGTTTTATACAGCATTCTCCAAATTATATGGTGTTAGTGAAAGAGAATTTATGAAGTTGAGTGTTGATGAATATCCAATACACTATGTAAAGGCAAAAAAATATCTGGATATAAATTTGCATAAGGGAATAAAAGATTGGGGTGAAGTGGATAAAAATCTACCAGCTTCGGTCCAAAAGGTCTTTGTTGATGCACTTATAGATATTGTTAAACCATTTAAGGGAATGTCAAATAATTTATTGATGGCTGGTGGGTGTGCATTTAATGAATTAGCAGTTAAACAATTAAACGCAAGAGTTACAATTAGTCCTGGTGATTCCAGTTCCTCCATTGGTGCTGTTGCGGCATATTTAAATAAAAGATTAAAAGGAAATAAATGATTAAGAAAACAACAAGCAGACTAACGGATGAAAGAAATCATTTCAAGCCGTTCAATTATCCATGGGCCTATGAATCATGGCTAAAGCATGAACAATCGCATTGGTTGCACACCGAGGTGCCGATGCTTGAAGATGTGAAAGATTGGAAGAAGAAACTAACCAATGAAGAAAAACAATTTCTAACGCACATCTTCCGTTTCTTCACACAAGGTGATATTGACGTAGCTGGTGGTTATGTAAAGAATTATCTACCACATTTTCCACAGCCTGAGGTGCGTATGATGTTGATGGGCTTTGCCGCAAGAGAAGCATTGCACGTAGCCGCATACAGTCACCTAATTGAAACTCTTGGGCTACCAGAGACAACATACAATCAATTTTTAGACTACCAAGAAATGAAGGACAAACATGATTACGTTTTGGATATATCTCTACAAAATGATTCAAGTAGTTCTGTTGCTACTCATATTGCAGTATTCAGTGCTTTCACCGAAGGGATGCAACTATTCAGTTCCTTTATCATGTTACTTAACTTCCCTAGAACCGGTAAAATGAAGGGCATGGGTCAGATTGTGACATGGTCTATAGTTGATGAAACTATGCATGCCGAGTCCATGATTAAGTTGTTCCGCACGTACATTGAAGAAAACAAGGAAATATGGAACGATGAACTTAAAGGAAAAATCTATTCTATTGCTGAGAAAATGGTTCAGTTGGAAGACAAGTTTATTGATTTGGCATTCAGTATGGGTCCTATGGATCGCCTTACTGCTGATGATGTTAAACAATATATTCGTTACATTGCTGACCGTAGGCTTATTAGTTTGGGTCTTAAGGGAATAATGAAAGTGAAACGCAATCCATTGCCTTGGGTGGAAGAAATGATTAATGCACCAACGCATACCAATTTCTTTGAGAATAGATCCACTGATTACTCAAAGGGTGCCCTATCTGGTACATGGGACGATGTTTGGGGCAAGGCTGCATAATTACCTTGACATTGTGATTGTATTGTTATATAATGAACTATGCGTATAATTGATTTGATTAAAAAACTTGAGGACCTCTATTGCACCTATGATGATGAATACAAACATCACATGGGTGAGCCTGAGATTATGATTGATGTGTTTGGTGATACCGATACACCACACCTATTTGAATATAGAGGTTTCTCAAAAGACATTTGCATAGACAAGAGTGCGGATGGTGTGTATGATATTATTAGAGCATTTGACATAAAGGAAGAAAATAATGGCTGATGAAAAAACTGAATTGAAACAAGAAGCTGGACCAAAGCGTAAGATTACCCAAATTACAACCGCAACAACAAATTCTGGTAGAATTATTGTGACTGCATTGTGTAACGATGGTACATTGTGGCGCCGTGATGTAATCAATGACAGCACCGAGTGGGAACAAATTAGAGGCATCTAATGGCAATAACAAACATGATTGGAAATAATCCAGCACAATTCAATTGGGCTGATGAAGAATTTACATTTAAAACAATGGAGTATCCTATCGGTGGTAAATTACTAAGCGGATCATTAGATATAACATTTGCTGATATTGATAGATTTTTAACGGATGATGATTTCAAAAATGCTATTAAGCAAAGAATGGCAACACATCTGGTTAAATGTATGATGGAAAATAATCTAATAGAGTTTACTAAAATTGAAGATTCAACGACTGGTTCATACAGATTACATGCAAGGTGTTATCTAGCGCCTAATGACCAAGTAAAAATATTAAGGACACATTATGGAAGTTGCAAAGCGTGAGAAGGATTGGTGGGAACATCACCCACTCCATAAACTATGGTGCAATGATGCTTGCCCATTAGTACCACGGTTTAATTATAGACCAGGTGATGAATGGAATGCAAACGCTTGGTCATTACATTGGTTATTATTCCATATCTGGACAATGGAACATTTTAGTTTTGGTGTTGATGTGAACCTACAAGCAGATAGTATTTCTGTTGGTTTCATTTTGCCATATCTGAGAGTTATAATTGGCTTTCATCATATGTGGCAATGGACATGGTTATATAAACTCAACCGTATGTTACGCCGTAATCCAGCATTGAAGAACTACAAAGGTGAATACAATTGATCCAACTTGAATGGTTCATATACGGTGCATTCTTTGGTTGGATAGCACAACCACTATGGGATGTAATTAAGAAAATTGTAAGTGAAGCAAAAAAAGCAAAGGAAGAATGGTAATGGAAATAGAATCAGCATTGTATTTTTTGGGTGGCTCAATCTTTATTGGGCTTGGTCTTTGTATCATTGGCGGTTTTGTATTGTTGTTGAACAATATTTACCATAAATTTTGGAAGCCTGTTGAATGGACAATACCACAATATAGATTCATTGATGCGGTTGCAGAACCAAAGCCAATTGACAAGGCAAACGAACCTAAGCTATAATTAAAAATAATTATACTTAGTCAAATTTTCTTTACGAGTTAAAATTTGCAAATTATTCTCCACATGTAAACCAGAAACATCATCTCCATTTAATGGAATTATATGGTCAACCTCATGTTTAATTCCAGTTTTATGTTCTAATAACACAGCTTCGGTGTATATTTTTAGAATTTCTGCTTTATTGGCCCAAGATGGATATTTTTGTTGTTGTTTAGCTCTACTAATTCCTGACCTAAAACGTGAATTGATTGCATATTTCAACCAATATTGTTCTTTTTCCTCAGGTGTCTTTTTATTGTATGCGTTTGGATGATTTTTCATTTGTACCCTCTGACTGGTTAATATATAATTTTGTGGGACAGCCCAACTCTGACTGGGTTTTCTAATGCTCCAACATTAGAATTACCACATTTATTTATGCATTAGACTTGGTATTCTAGTGTTTTATTAGTGTAATTCTCTAGTTTGCTAATATATATTAGTATGACACAGCCAAAAGGAGTGCATACAAATGAAAAATTATATACAAGAACTTTACCTTGAATTAAAATTGCTTGTAAAAGAGTTTAATTCACCAATCGCTTATCAATAAGGAAACAAAATGGATATCAAAGAAATTCAAACCAAATCAAAAGAATTCACAATCGCAATGATTGATGCAAACGAACAAGCATTCAATGCTGGTATCAAAGCATTTAACAAACTAATAGGATCCGATTATGCTACATATACGTATGGGCTAACATTTATGGGATCGGAAATTAGTAAAAATGCAAGAAAAATCGTTGAGGAATTCTCAGACCTTGCTCCTGCAGGAAATAAAAAGTAATCTCAATTGCTTTCACCCGGTCGTTCGCAACGGCTGGGTTATTAAATTTTCCATCTATAAAGACACCGGCATTCTTCTAATTTTTACCTCAAAGTATACTGGCCAGACAATAATCCGATACTGCGATTCAGAAGATAGCGCGGTGGACTATATAAATATAGTCATAGAAAAAGACGCAACGGTCCATCAAGACCACAGAGAATTTTAAGGAGATAAAATGGCAATGACCATGTCGGGAACGACACTAACATTTAACGATAGTACAACACAATCAACTGCGGCGGGTGGTGCGCCTGCACACCTAGCAATTGGACATGTAGGACTTATGTTACACACCCTCAACTCTAAAACATTCCCCGGAAATACTCAATCTGGTGGTTATCTCTATAAACTTACTTCTGGTGTACCAAGCCCCCGCGGCATCGGTGAGGTTCATTATTTTAATGGCCATGTTGTTAATAGCACAGCTGCCACCATTAACTTTTACGGTTCAGGCACATCATCTAATAGTTCTGGCACATGGAGATTTGTCGGCGCTTATGATTACATCATAACTCAAAACACCGTTGACGGTTATGGAATTGCGCTCACAAGCACCTTTCCAAATCTATGGCAGAGAATATCTTAATTTTGAAAGAAAATAATGATTATAGTTCAAGAAATTAATTACACAGTTGTCCGAAATTTAAAATGGACAAATCCAGAGCATACCGCATTTGATTGCGAAGTAAATTTCAATCATTTGTTTGAAAATTTTGTTCCATTTCATTGCACAAAAGCGGAAGCTGAAGGATTGATATACACTCACTCAACAGAAATATGGGAAAAAGCGTTATCAGGTGAATTTGGTCCAATTGCTGAATACGAAGAACCTGTCCAACCAGAACCGGTTCTTATGCCCGGAATTGAAATTATTCCATCTACAAACCCAGGAGACTTTACATGAGCATTCAAGTCCATATTGGTTGTGTGGAAAATTTATACACACGCATGATGTATTTTGAAAATACTGGTGATATTGAAGTTGGTCACGTTCATCAACACGACCATTTGACTTTGCTTGCTAAAGGCAAATTAAAAGTAACCATTGATGGCAATGTAACAGAATTTAATGCACCTCATATGATTTATATCAATAAAGATAAAGTGCATGAACTTGAAGCATTATCTAACAATACAGTTGCTTATTGCATTCATGCATTAAGAGACAATGAAACTGGTGATATATTGGATCCTGCTATGGTACCAAAAGGATCCATTGCTCAAGCATTACAAGCGGCAGAGCCATTAATTGTTCGTGAGAGTTAAACAACGATTAATTAAATCTTGGTCATACGCTAATCAGGTAGCTCCAGCGACAACAGGATTTATTAACAATCCTGTTAGTCTTGGTAGAAGATTTGCGGCACAAGATTCACATCCGCTGTGGTCAAAAGCATTTTCAGAATTTGGCCTTACTCCTGTTTCTGTAGAACCAGTATATAAATGTTTCACTGGTAACCATTTTATTGATGGTACTTTTACTCACAAGCATATTGATAGAGCACCTGAAGGACTAGTCCACACCAGATGTAATTTAATGATTAAGAAACCACCAATCGGTGGTGATCCAATTCTTGATGATGAAGTTATGCATGTTGAAGAAGGTGATTTATGGTTATGTTTGGCTAGTATGGAGTATCATGCAAGCACGCCGATACAAGGCGGTGAAAGAATTATATTTTCATTCGGTGGTCTTGTGCCAAAAGAACAAATCAATAATCTATTATGCATTACACAAAACGATTCAAACTAAACAAATATAAGTTAGTGCTTGCATACAGCATCAAATGGAAATCATTTCCAGGCGATGATGGTAGATATTATGAGAGTGAAGAAGTTAAGTATATCCTTGACAATCACACCGGGCTATGGTATAATGTTACTATAGCCCTTTTTTATTGGAGAAATAAAATTTTTATATTTGATGTTGAAACTCTCGGTAAAGATTCCGATGCCGTGATATTATCCATGGCCGCAATCTATTTTGATCCAGATAAAGAGCCGAGCCATACTCAATTAAGAGAGTCCGCATTCTTTTGTAAGTTTGATGTAAAGCAACAAATCAAAGACTTCAATCGGAAAGTGGACAGAGGTACCGTTGAATGGTGGTCCAAACAATGTGAGAATGCACGGAACAAATCATTTAAGCCACATCCAAATGATGTGCCATTTGAGATTGGTTACAGTGCAATGAGCCAATGGGTCAAATCAAAGAATGATAATAATTGTTGGGTATGGGCTAGAGGCAATTTGGATCAGATGGTACTGAGCCACATTGAGGATCAAATGAACCTTGAGAATATCTGGTCATATGCTAGATGGCGTGATGTACGAACTGCAATTGATTTTCTATATGGCACCAAGAATGGATATGTGGATGTGGACACACCAGCCTGGGTAGAAGCATTTGATTCAAAGCTACATATTACAAAGCACAATCCAATTGATGATTGTATATTTGATGCCATGCAATTAATGTACGGAAAGAAAAGCTAATGAAGTATATAGGAATGATAATCAAATATATCTTTATCATATTCTATGCATTTGTAGCCCTTATGTTTGCTATTCTATTTTCTGGCATGGTATACGGTGGCTATAAAGAACTAATGAAACTATTATGAACACGAAATATTATATTATTGCAGGCAATCACCGGGAAGGAACACAATTCATAAAAAACAAATGTCATACAATGGTGCGGTCTGGTTGGACTTCAATGTCTCTATCCAATTTTGTTTATGTAGCATCACCTGAGATATTAAGAGGGCAAGATAATCCAACAGGATGGTTCTATTATTCATTGCGTGAAAGGGATGATATCGGTATGATTTTGATGATGCTAATATTGAATAAGAGTAAAATACAACAACATTATACACCAGAATTTAGAGATGTATTAAAAGAATTTGGATTCAAGCTATGAAAATAACACCAGTACAAAAGAGAATAGATCAACAACGGATTCGGCACCAACAGGACAAGATCCACCGTGAGCACCTAGAATATGTCAGAAAAGAAAATCAAAAGAGAACCGAACATCCAAACAAAGGCAAAAGGATAGATGAATATGTATAATAATGATGTTGAAGAATACACCAAAGAATTGGAGCAGGAAATACTCCGCCTGAAGGCTATTATAGAAAAACTCAGCAATACCGAGGAGTTAAATCCACAAGCGGTGTTTGCATTTCCTAGCCCACCAAGGATTGATAGATGAAAAAGTGGACAGAAAAAGAATATTCCCAATGGGTATATTATGATGATATTGATGGTAAAATCATCGGTGCATCCTACAAGGTTGGCAATATGAATAGCATATGGGGCGCCAAGATTTATAAAGATGTTGAGTATGTCCTGGGTACCTTTATTGATTCAGATTATGCGAGGAGAGCGGTAGAAACCTATTGGGATATTGAGAGTAGGACATTATTAAATGAATAAAATCATTCTAAACGCAAATGATATCACAGAGATATCCAAAGTAATTGAAGAATATAAGGTAGACTATTTCACCTTAACACGTAACAATGTAAGTGCTATTGGATATTCTATTGATTTGGAGTATAATACCGAAATCAAGGGTAGGATGTGTACAGTTATAGTACCAGTCGTAGGGATAGAAGAATGGTAAGACCTATCACAGTATTAATAATTGCACTGTATAATCTATCCCTATTTGCAGGAACAGCCTATCTTATTATAGAATATGACTGGAGCCCATGGTGGTTTCTATTGACAGTATTGGTTATGGGAATGTATAAGCACAAAGATGACTGAGTTTTATGTTTACATGTACCTAAGGAAGGACGGTACACCATATTATGTGGGTAAAGGAAAAGGAAAGAGGGCATACGCAAAACGAAAAGGAGTAAAGCCACCACCTATCGGAGATAGAATAGTATTTCCTTACACCAATTTGACGGAAGAAGATGCATTTCAAAAGGAAATAGAATTAATAGCCAAATATGGTAGGAAGGATAACGGCACTGGAATATTAAGAAATCTTACCAATGGTGGTGAAGGCTCAAGTGGATATATACCAACACCAGAAGTTTTGAAGAAACTCCGAGCAAGAAAGCAGACCTCTGAGCATATAGAAAAAAGAAGATTAGCTAACACCGGTAAAAAACGCTCCAAAGAATATTGCGAGAGATCCAGTATGAGGCAAAAAGGTAAAGTATTTTCACCAGAACATAAAGAAAAAATAAGTAAAGCACATTTAGGTAAAGAAAGATCCTTAGAACATAGAGAAAATATAGGTAGAGTGCAACGAGGTAAAAAATTATCACCCGAAACCATAGAGAGAATGAGACAAGCACAACTAAAAAGATGGAAGATTAGATTGCAAACCAAAGCATTACAAGCACAAAATGCTGGATTAGATAATTTTCTGAGCGATTAACGCACCGCAACCGCACTAGCGAGAAATGAGCACCATAAAGACATGCCCGAAGTGTGGGATTACTCACAAAAAAAGAGGACCATTCTGCGGGTATTCCTGTGCCAATGCCCGTGAACAACCGCCTGAATTGCGTGAGGCCAAGAGTAAGAAACTAAAAGCATATCACCAATCGCCAGAGGGAATCGCAACGGCCTCAATGAGCCGAGACTTTATGCGGGCCATTAACAGAGAACGAGCCAATGACCGAAGCGGAGAATATACCCTACAAGACGAAGACTGGATGCTGGACATCCCGGTACCCCATGATGAAGAATACGGAGATACATATACCGATGGAAACGATATATGGAGATCCGAATGAAGACATTGAAACACACATGCGACAATTGCGAGGCCGCATTTAAGATAGTATACGACGGCGACCAAGCGCCAGATGATCCGACCTTTTGCCCATTCTGTAGCGAATACATAATGGAAGAGAGTGAGGATTCCGATGACTTGGACCTATAATAATGGTGAAGTGACTGATGAACTGATTGGCGATTCATACGGTTTTGTTTATATCATAACGAACTTGCAGAGCCAGCGCCGATACATTGGTCGCAAGTACTTAACTAAAGCAGCCTATAAAACGGTGAACGGCAAGCGAAAGAAGATCCGCAAAGCAAGCGATTGGGAGACATACTACGGCTCCAATAAGGTACTACTAGAAGATGTGAAGCGCCTTGGCGAAGTGAACTTTACTCGGGAGATTGTGCGGTTCTGCCGAAACAGGTCCGAGTGTGCATATTGGGAGACGCACCATATATTTGCGATGGGTGCTTTGCTGAGTGATTCATTCTATAATGAGTGGGTGACATGCCGAATATCAAAGCGAAATCTTGGTGCCCGTTAATCGTTTTACGTATAAAAGCGTTTTTTACCCTTTATAAATCAACAACTTGGCGGGTGTTTTTTCGTGTTTTTTGCGTTTATACACGGAGGAATAGGCACCTATGTACCTCCAGCTTAACCTTCAATTATAACACGTTTTCCCGCTTTTGTCAACACTTGACAGGATAATCTTTTTATGGTATAATTACTCTTTACGGAGAATTACCATGTTTAAAGACTTAGATGACGCCAAGCTAGCCGACTTGCTGGAAACTCTAGCGGACCTTTCCCTAGACGGAGAAACCTTCCAGATTTGCCATGCGGCTCTGCGCCTACAGACTGTCTTGATGGATCATTATCAGCCTGATTGAAGTTTACCAAAAATAACACTTGACAAGCCTTGTAGTACTTAAGTATAATGGGGCTGTGGGGCTTTCAGATACTTGATTATTTTAATCTGGTATTACTTGACATTAGTACCAGTCCTGTTATACTGTATACATGTTGAAAGTTATTGAGTTTATCGGAGTGTTCTGTGGCATACTAGGGTCGTTCCTAGTTGCAAGAGGATTCCTAGCAGTAGGGTTTTGTCTTTTTCTCGTTTCCTCTATAGCATTGTGCTATTCAGCCGTGAAACAAAGAAATTGGAACTTGACCCTCCTACAAAGTGCATTTTTGTTTTCAAACGTGCTTGGAGTTAGTAATTATGTTTTCGGAGTATAATATGTCCTCAGAAGTGAAACCTTTCGTTTTCGGATTTGTTTATGCACTAGCCCTGGCTGTGCTTGTCCTTGATTTGCTTGTTTGGAGAGCCCTATGAGCCGTTTGTCCGATATTTATCCAGTGTGCCCTGGAAGATGGTGAACTTTCGTTTGCAGAAATTGCCGCGATTTATGAAGTACCCATTACTTGGGTCATTGAAGTGGCCGAGTGGATTCACAATGATGAATTGAAAAAACTGCAAATGTAATACTTTTTCTGTACTTGACATATACCGAGTTTTCTGGTATAATAGAATACATGAAAAGCAGAAAACCAAGATCCGATAGAAATCATGTCCTGTACCGTGTCACCTGTGTGGATACCGGTGATTCATACATTGGTGTTACAGTAGCCAAAGGGCATGCGTTTGTAAGATCCGTCAAAGTCCGCTGGCAAAAGCATGTCAGCCGTGCTAAGTGTGAAGACAAGGCTTGGGCGTTTTGTGAGGCTCTCCGTAATCTGGCCGAATGTGAATGGCGTTATGAAGTGCTGGATGTGGTTCGTGGGCGTAAACCAGCGCACCAAAGTGAGCGAGCACTAATTGACCTGTTTGAACCAACTTTGAATACTTTTTAACTACAGCAAAAAAGTCAAGTATTCATTGACAAAGGTTGAAATCCTGGTATAATTAACCCATAGATTGAGAGAAAAGAAATGCCCGAAGTAGTAGAAACCGAAGAAGTTGCAGAAGTAGTCCCAGAAAATGAAATGTCGGACTACCAGTACATGATGAGTTGTCTTTACGATAACGATTGAAAAAGGAACAGAAAATGACAAACCTCCAGATTACTCTAGCCAACTTGCAAAGCGAGTACCAGCGGAATGCAGAAATTAACAAGTCCCTGCGAGTGCAGATCCAAGACTTGAAATTTCAGGTCGTAAAGGAAAAAGCGTTTGCTAAGGTCTTGCGTCAAAGCGCCAAGTCCCAAAAGATAGCGGCCCGTGAAGCTAAAAAAGCGGCTCGGATTGAAGCCTTGGAAAAGAAATTAATGGCGCTTAGAATGCGCTGAAGGAGTTTATTGTGAATGATTTTGTTTTTAGAGATTTTGTAACCGTTGCAGATATGATGGCCGCACTGTCCGCATTGCCGCCTGATGCAAAACTGGTGATGACCCATTCTGGTTATTACTGTTACAACGAGTTGGCCGAAGTGTGTCTGCCGGAAGCATACACCATGGATGACGCCGAAGGCGGTCTTTCCGAAGGCGAAGTAGTGTATCGGCTGGGCCATTCGCACCAGTCTTATTGATTGATTTCCTGATGCTAGGCAGGTCAAGGCCTAGCAGTCCTATCCCAAGGATCACCGATACTAGAATATCGGGCCGATGAGCATTGCAAGCCTTACCACGGGTGCCAATGGACGAGAATTTGGGAAGCAGTAGTTAGCAGTGGGAGACTTTGGTCGGCCCAGGTAAAACTGGGATTTCCTCTAATCCTTTTAATGAGTATTGAAATGAGTAAAGTTAAAAAAATTCCCGGTTTTGAGAATTATTCCGTGTCCTCCGAGGGTACGGTATCCTCTAGATTCCGAGAATTGAAACCTTCCACGTCCACTGGATATGCTAGTGTAACGATATCTAATGGTAAAGAAAAACGAAACTTGCAAATCCATCGTTTGGTGGCTAAACTTTTTATTCGGAATCCAAAAAATCTGGAGATTGTGAACCACATTGATGGCAATAAACTGAACAATGATGTATCCAATCTGGAATGGGTTGACCGCAAGGGTAATGCTCGGCACTATGAAAAAGAGTTAGCCCCAAAACTCCGAGCCGAGCGTAAAGCGAAAAAAGAAAATGATATGAAAGCTAGGTTGTCAATTGTGAATTTTTCGCATTCCGCTTGTACTAGCAATCCTGAGTTGTTTCACTCAATTTACAAGACGGTGATGGAGATTTAATAAGGAGAACAAAATGGAACGATATAAACAAGTGCTCCGTATCCAGCGGTTGCTCTTGGGCGAAGTAGACCACGAAGTCACGGTTAGGAATATCAATGGCAGATACCACTGCCGAGTTTTTACTAATGGTGAATTGAACCAAGAAGCCGTTTGCTATAGTAAGCGAAACATTGGTTACACTTGCCGCAGCCTTTTGCGTTGGGAAGATAAGTGTGGAAACCTGAGTGCTTTTGCTGGAGCCGCACGTAAACGGCTGAATACTTGACTGGAAAAACTGAGAACTTTTGTAATATATTGACAAATCTTGGATTCCTGGTATAATTAACCCATAGATTGAGAGAAAAGGAAAAAAGATGAATTACGGAATGTTCTCGGATGAAGGAAACCTTGCTGTTCATGGTATCGTGTTGTACCATAAAGCGGTTAAAAGCCCTTGGCTAGTTGTCTATCAAAACCTGTGTGACTTGGCTGCAAGCAACCGGGACATGTTTGGTGAAGCTACCGACACCGAAGTGCGTGATTGTGTGTATGGCGCTATTGGTGCTGATAAGCGCGGCGAGTGCTTCTATGTGTGAAGCCTTTAGAGGATATAAAGATATTCCTAGCCAGGTCGTGGCTAGTGACTTGAAATCCAAGGGTATCACTCAGTATAGTTGGTATCCTGCAAATGGATGCATTGGTGTTACATACGGAAATGTTAGTTGTTACTATTATGTCCGTGACGGTAAAATTGTGGATATTATTTTTGATTGAGGTTCTCCATGTCTAAATTGTACATTTTCACTCAGAATTACGAGAATTACGGCTCGGAGAATGATCCTTACTGGAAACCGAAGGGTGGTTCGGATTACTTTGTGTATGATTTTGATGGCGATGAGGCTACAACCATCATGCTGGTCCGTGACCAAATTGAGTGCGATAACCCGTTTTATCGGTCACAAATCGCTGGCTGGGAAGTAGTACCTAATAACTACCTTACAGAATTTGAGCAGAATCAACTGGACTACGAAGGAAGTATTCGTTTTCCAGCCCGTGTCATTTCCGCAACAAAGTAAAAAACCGCTTGACATTCTTACCAGGCCTGTTATACTATATTCATAGATTGATAGAAAAGTGAAGGAAAGAAAATGTTGTTAGTCCTCTTAGGTGTTTTTGTTGCTCTGGTTCTTACCGGAGTTGTTGTTGGTTCTTCCGTAACTTCTTTGGGATAAATCATGCGTACCAAGACAATCATAGAAGGTTTTAAGAATTCTCAGAAATTCCGTGTTATCTTCAAAGGTGACGGGTCTGAGAATGACATTGGTTTTTATATGACGGTCCAGCAAATGACGGAACAATTCGCCACTGTGATGGCGCGGTGCATTTGCTGGGAAGCGTTGATTCAGTTATCATACGAACGCCGTATGGCCGATGCTACACGGAAACCCATTCCTACGGGTCTTGGCACTACAATTCGTGGCAAGCAAGTGCAAGTAGATTTGGTCTAAGGAAATATCATGGACAAAGCGATACAGGAATTCTTAGCATCTGGCGGTAAAATTGTGAAGTGTAAACCACGTGCTCCGCGCAAGGGTGAAAAAACTTGGACGGCCAGTAAATACTCTATTGCCAACATTGGCGCTAAAGCTATGGCGACTGGATCACGTGGAATTAAAGCAACGAGGGATTATGTTTAATATTGAATACATTGAAGTGGATCAACCCGTGAAACATGCTCGGGAGATTGTGTCGGATTTGCTGGATTCTCGCTGGCTTGATTGTGGTGCCTTTGCTAATGTGTACCGCTTTGAAGATGAAATTCTCAAGGTTTTTGAGGATGACAAAGGCTACCTAGCGTACCTGGAAGCATTGTCTAAGCTGGAGAAGCCGAATTCCTATGCGCCCGTGATTAACTATGTCAAGGTGTTTACAAGCGGTAAAAAGTCGGTTGGACTTGTGTCCATGGAGCCGTTGATAGCCTGCAGTAAATTACGAGGCGACAAATACAAGGATTTTCGGAAGACTGTGGGTCAGATTAGCAATTATTTTGATGGTAGCAAAAAGTATGAAATTCCTGAGGAACTTGTAACATTGCGTAACCTTATCAAGGATGCGAAAAAAGTGACACGGCGGATTTGCTATGATATCCATACCGGTAATGTCATGTTGCGGGCGAACAACACTTTGGTCGTTACTGACCCTCTAGCATATTGACATGGTACTGGTTTTATCGTATAATTAAAGATATGAACAAGATTTTTATTTCCCGTAAGACGGAATTGCGACACGGTTATTTTGTGATTCCTTTTGTATGTTCCGACTTAGCCAATGTTGATACTGATTTATCGCATTTGGATAGGTCTGATTTAGATAATAGAAAACTTGCGGATGCATCGGTTAGGATCCGTGCAAAAATGCTAACCCTTGGTTATGAAGTTGAGGCTGTAAACTTCCGCAATATGAGTATTTCCGCTCGGTACCAAAGTTTTGTAGTATAATGATGAATGAACAAATAAAACAATTTATTGAACAGTCTCAAAAAGTTGTCGGATATACTGATGGCGGGTATACTGAAATCAAAGCATTAGACCCAGAAAAATTCGCCCTGTTGCTTGTTCGGGAATGTATTTGGGAAGTGGTCAAAGACAATGAAGTTCCACATAACATTCAAGTATTGATTGGTGAGAGATTTAAACAACATTTCGGAGTTGAAGAATGATGCACGGAATGAACAAACCGATTAAGAAACTTTGGAAAAAAGCTGGCGGATACTATGATAAGACCAATAAACAATACATCATTGATGATCCAGGAAAATTTGCAGATTTTATTATTTTAAAATGTTATGACATATGTGATGAATATCGTGAATTGGGTAGCGGTGAAACTTGTGCTGGTGAAATTATAATGTATTTTGGAGCAGAAGAATGAATGGCCGAATTCAAGAATTGGTCAAACAGGTCTATGGTTCACAAGCAACCGAACAAGAAATGAAGTTAGCCTATTTGATTATTCGGGAATGTAGAGATATTGTAGGTAAGACAAGGGACCAAGCGATTGAAGAAGAATGGAATGTGGATGAAGCCATGTCTACAGCAATGTTTGATATTGAAGATTATTTTGGAGTTAAATAATGGAAAACATTAAGGTATTTGTTGTCGTAAGAGATGAAGAATCAGAATCTTCTTCCGAAATTCTTGGTGTCTTTTCTAATAGAGTGGATGCACAAATGTATGTGTATGATGCTATTCATACCGAATTTGATATTGATGATGATATTCCTGATGAGGAATTGTTTGATGAAATCGCTGGGTCTGGTATTAACTTCACAATTGAAAGTCATTACTTGAGGTAAAATATGATTAGAATAATCCTAGCTTTTGTTATTGTTTTTGTATTGTTCTTTTTCGGTATTCAGTACCTACGGAATATGTCCGGGAAAGAATCGTGGAGTTTGATAAAACTCTTGACATATAGTGCGGTCTGTGCTATACTTACTTTCGGTAGTTTAGTTGCTCTTGTGGTACTTTTTTAAGGATATATGATGAAAAAATTTGCTCTTACTGGTTTGGTTGTTGCTTCAATTCTCGCAACGGGTTGTACCCGAATTGAGACTGGTGAAGTTGGTGTTCGTGTTGGCTTTGACAAACAAGTCCAGCAAGGTGAATTATTGCCCGGTTCTTTTAATCAAACCATGGTCGGTGATGTTCTTACATTCCCCATTAAAGATGTGAATGTTAAACTTGAGGACATGACACCTGTTGCTAAAGATAACAGTACCATGAAAGACTTGGATGCAGTGGTTATCTATAACATCAACCAGGCACAGGTTGCTGAATTGTACAGCCAAAAGAGTCAGGCATTCCATGCTCGACACAACGGCGACATTTATTTGATGTATAACTACATTGTCCAAACTACCCGTAACTCTATCTACAAGGAAGCACGAAAGTATGAGGCTCTAGATATGGCTGATAATCGCCAAGCGATGGAACAAGCTATCAAAGAACAAATTCAAAAGAGTTTGGCTGATGAAAAACTTGATGGTAGTTTGATTATTGGTCAAGTGTTGATTCGGAATATTTTACCTGCTGATTCGGTTGTTGCAAGTGCAAATGAGTTGGTTCGTGCTAAGAATGAATTGAAACAAAAAGAAGTTGAAGTTAAGACTGCTAAGATGGAAGCAGAACGTATGCAAGCATTGAGTAATCAAGGTGCTCAAAGTATCGCTTACATGCAAGCGCAGGCTATGATGAATATCTCAGAAGGTATCAAGAACGGCAAGGTGCAAACGATTGTTGTGCCAGCAAACTTCAATGCGCTGATGATGCAAAAATGAACGAACGAATTCAACAACTTGCTGAACAGGCTGGCTTTAAAAGCAATCCCGATATCTATGACCGCAATCAATCATTTGATATATCTAAGTTCGCCGAGTTGATTGTGCGGGAATGTGCTGAACAGATTATAGCAAAGGGAACAGATTGGGTTGATTTTGCTCCAAGTCAAACAGGCGTGAGACCGGAATATTGGGATATGGCTCAACAGATTAAACAACATTTCGGAGTTGAAGAATGAATGAACGAATTAAACTACTTGCTGAACAGGCTGGCTTTATTGATATAGGTAATAATCATACTGCTTATATGAATTTTGACCACGAAAAGTTTGCCGAGTTGATTGTTAAGGAATGTGGTGTGGCATTAAGTCCTATGTTGCGTGATATGGTTAGTAGAGGACAGGCTTTTGATTTGATTAAACGACATTTTGGAGTTGAAGAATGAAAGTTGTAATAAACGCTTGTCACGGTGGCTTCGGCTTGTCTGATGCAGCCTTTGAGAAATTCCTTGACCGTAAAGGTATAGCATGGGAAAAACAACCTCGTGGAGGTTATGGTTGGCATGAATATTATCATGCTGGGCACTTGGGTAAAGACGAACACTATTTGTATTCACGTACAATGACTGAGGATCGGTCTGATCCTGATTTGATTGCCGTGGTGGAAGAAATGGGTCAAGAGGCCAATGGTTTCTGTGCTGAATTGAAAGTGATAGAAATACCCGATGATGTGGAATGGGAAGTTGAAGAATATGATGGTCTTGAATGGATTGCTGAAAAACATAGAACCTGGAATTAATTAAAGGAGAACGATATGCCGAATTGGTGCGCTAATACACTTACACTTGAACATGAAGATCCTGCTATGATTGAGCGGGCGAAGACTGCATTTGCTGAAGGTAAATTTCTTAAGGAACTTGTACCCCCGCCAAGCAGAGAATGGGACTATAATTGGTGCGTAGAGAATTGGGGCACTAAATGGGACGTTGGTAGTGATGACGGTATCAATGAGTTTACTGATACCACTTTGGTACTTTATTTTGATAGTGCATGGGCACCTCCTTTAGCCGCTTATAAAGCTATGGAAGAATTAGGTTTTACTGTCCGTGGTATGTACTATGAGCCTGGCTTGTGTTTTGCTGGTATCTACGAGGACGGCTTTGATGATTACTATGAATATTCCAATTTGTCAAGTGAAGAAGTTGCGGCTATGATTCCAGATGAATTGGATGAAACTTTTAACATTAGCGAACAATTGGCTGACTGGGAAGAGGAGAATGAGGATGAGTGAAGGTTGGTTTGGTTTTATTTTCGGTATAATTACTGGTATTGTTTTGGTCGGAGCAATTCAACAATTCAATCCAGGGGCTGCGGTAAATGTTGTTGCAAAAGAGATGAATGAGTGTGAAAAGTCATTGCCACGGGACCAGAAGTGTGTTATAGTTGCTGTTCCTCCTTCTAAAGACTAAACTATGAGCCTTGATGTTGATTTGATTGTGACACAACCCGTATCAGTATTTGATGCGAATATCACACATAACCTTGGACTCATGGCTTCGGAAGTGAAATTATCCAATGGCATGACATTGTATGATGTGCTGTGGCGCCCTGATGAACAATACGGTTTGCTTTTTGCAAGAGATATTGCCGAATTGTTGGATGAAGGTTGGAATATTCTTCTATCTGATCCAGAACGTTTTCGTAAATTTAATCCTGCTAATGGTTGGGGTTCATATGATGGGCTGTGTAATTTTGTATATAAGTACAGGAATGCATGTTGGGATAATCCTGATGCTGAGTTGAGAATTTCAAGATGATTAAAGAAATAATCCATTGCGACAAGTGTAATTCGGATAATGTTATTCACGAACCTAAGCGCGGACCTGTGCAAGAGAATCGCCGCACAATGACAGAGGTGATTGAACAAAAAAAATACAATATGGTTAATGCTGTTTATAATTATCAACACTGGATTCTTCTGTGCAAAGATTGCGGGCACCGTTTGGAGTATTACGTATGAATGAGCGAAGTAAGAAACTGGCTGACCAAGCCCAGTATTATGCTGAGTATACTACACCACAAGGCTTGGAGTGGTTGCCTGCGTTTAAAGAAAGATTCTTCAAGGTGATGACAAAAGAATTCATTGGCTTACTTGAATATGAGATTGCTATGTTGGAGAAATATAAATCCACATCATGCAATGAATCTGACCGCAGATGGCATGAAGGTAAGATTGTGCATTTTCGCCGAATGATAGATAAGACTAAAGACCACTTCGGAGTTGAATGATGTACCAACTAATTTTAATATCATTGTTAGTCACCAATGGTAAGTTGGAAATGCATCAAACCAAACTGGATACATTCTACACCGCAAAAGAATGTGAACAATTTAAGATTGTGCTGGAGAATAAAACTCTGTTGAAATTAAACTCCAATACAACCAATGCAATTATTGTTTTTGAATGTCGGAGAGAAGTATGAGTACTGTTGGAAATTTTAAGATGTTCAAGTGGGTACCTGATGGCACTTATGACTACAGTGGATATCTTGTGAGGTATGTTATTGTTAATTGTAATCCTGTGACTACGATTGCAAAAGAATGGTTAGATAGAGGCGGACCAGATGATGTATCGGTTGAATTGAAACGACCGTGGGGATCCTTTCCTGATTTTCCACCCAAGTGAGGTTTATATGAAAGAAGAATTAGATAAATTGCTCTGCGAGAGATATCCAAAGATGTTTGTTAATCGTGACAAGTCAATGCAAGAAACGGCTATGTGTTGGGGCTTTGAATGTGGTAGTGGTTGGTTTGAATTGATTAATGCGCTTTGTGCTACCATTCAAAACTACATTGACAACAATTCACGACCGGGGAAAGAAATTCCTCAAGTGACTGTGGATCAAGTAAAAGAGAAATATGGTACTTTGCGTTTCTATGCTTCTGGCGGGGATAGATTGACAGATGGCATGATTTGGTTTGCTGAGAGTATGAGTGCCCACACTTGCGAAACTTGCGGGCATCCTGGCAAATGGCGAGGTGTCGGTTGGTTCTATACATCGTGTGATGAACATGCCAAGGATGGCGAATAATTTTTTTAATGGAGTTTTTATGACTTATGAAGATGTAATTGAGACCCTTGCTTTGCGGGCTGCTAATCGGTTCATTCACCGTATGCCTGCGCCGTGGTTGATGAATGATGAAGATGTGATTTATGCGAAAGCATTTGGGCATGATGTTGATGCGGTTCATTTCGGCGTGACTTCATTGTTCCAAGATGCGGTAAGATATCTCGGCAGTAATAAATGAGTTTGATTTTTCCTTTTATTTTTGTAGCGTGGTCTGGCTGGCGATTGATTCATCTAGATTACACTAAACATCCGAAATGGTATTATTTGCTAGATGGCTTGGTTTTCTCATTTAATCTAAGTGTAATACTTTTGAATCTATTTCCTTGATGTTGTAATTCTGCAACAAAGCACTTGACATGGTACCTAATCCTGCTATACTATACCTATAGATTGATAAAGGAACGAAATGTCTACAGCGATTCAAATCTCCCGTGAAGTCCAGATGTACGGCTCACCAAAAGCCCAAATCATGGAATCAATTGAGCGGTCAATTACTTTTAAATTCTCAGGTATGGGAATGATTATCTGTGGTTACATGTCCGACATTCAGGAAATGAATGAACGAAATCAAAACGGCATCTACACTGAGCAAATTCGGCAAACCTTGAATATTTGCAAAATGCTTATGATGGACACCGAATTGGGTTTCAAAAATATTTAATTGGAGTAAAAAAATGGGAACACGTTGTTTGACTTATGTTTATGAGGTTAATGAGCCTATCGTTTGTTTGTATCGCCAGTTTGATGGTTATCCATCTGGTCATGGTGCAGAGTTGGCTGACTTTCTAAATAAAATTGAAGTCGGCAATGGTATCCTCGGCAAGCCTGAAATGGGTGAATTTGCTAACGGCATGGGCTGTCTAGCCGCTCAACTAATTGCACACTTCAAAAAATCCGTTGGTGGTTTTTATATCCATGCGATAACGGATTCTGTTGGTGTGGATTATGAGTACCATGTTTATGCCAATAAAGTTGTGGTAAAAGATTCCGATGAAGAAGTTGTTTTTTCAGGGTCACAGAATGACTTTGTTGAATATTGCAAAGCGGAGAATAATGCGTAAACGTGACATTGCCTACCTTGTGAATAATCATATAATGAATGATATGTTATTTGCTATGCTGGGTAGTGATGAATTGGTCCAGCTTTGGTGGGAAACGCCAAATAAAGCGTTTGATATGAAGTGCCCAAAAGATGTTGAAGAACAAAAGGTTTACCAATACTTGGGCGCACATTGTTTTGGTTTTTAAGGAAATAAAATGGCTTACGTAGAAGTTGAAGTGGACTTGAGTGATTTTGATACCGATGAATTGTTAGAAGAATTGGAATTGCGAGGAACAGAAAGTGCTGGTTTTGCTTATGCTGAATTGGTGCGTAAAATTTACGAAAAGCGTAGGCTAAATAAAGACTACCAAAAAGAATTGGATGAATTGATTTATCTTGCAGTTGGAAAAATAGTATGAAAGCAATTTTAGAATTTAATTTGCCTGAAGAAAAACAGGAACACAATTATGCAGTAAATGCCTTGGAAGCATTTGGTGCATTGTCTGACATACAACAGGAATTGCGCCGTGTTCGGAAGTATGATGCTGATCCGAAAGAGGTTTTGGAAGCGATTGAAAACATTGTAATGGAAATCAATTGGAAATATGAACAATAAAATAAATAACTTGAAACAAAGCCTTTCTGACCTTTGGTACAGAATGTCATTGCAATTCACATTAGTGGAATGGATTGTTTTACTTGGAGTTGGAACATGGATACTAAGCCGCGCAATTTGATAGCAAAAGACTTACGCACACCTAAGTATAGGATGCGTGTGGTCAAGTGCGTCAAATTGTATGACCGCAAAAAAGAGCAAGTGAAATTTCACAAAGAGGTAAGAAATGTCTCAGTATAAATCCGAGATGGATGGATACGATGGATTCATTTTCTTGCCGCATGATGATGAAGATTCACAAGAATTCCGATTCATAAAATACAAAGAAGATTTTGGCGCACCGATTGAAGGTAGTGAAGCTGGACACAAGTACCATGTTGCACTTTTTAGGCGGGATGATGAAGGCGATTTTGATTTTGATGAATCATTTGAAGCCATCTTTTCCGATCCTATGGTTTATGCTAAAGGATTGTGTGGTACCAATACATTTGGTACAATTATCAGGAAACAGGAAAAAACAACGGAATGGTTCAAAGAGTACTTGACTGACCTGATTTTTTCTGTTAAAATATTGAAAAAGCCCTAAAGGAAATTTATTATGATTGAAGCAAATTTTAATGTCGCATTCACCAACGATGAGGTGAATCGCAAATGGTTGTGCCAGCTTTTGGCTGATGGTGTTGTTGCTGTTAAATTCACCAAGAAAGATGGCACAGACCGCACCTTGATGTGTACTCTCAGCCAAAAAGTTATTCCCGATGAATACGCCCCAAAGGGCGAAGATACCCGCAAAAAATCAAGTGATGCACTAGCCGTCTTTGATGTTGAGAATGAAGGCTGGCGTTCATTCCGTTGGGACTCTGTTAAATCTGTTTCTATGGAGGCTTGAAATGAAATATATTGTTGAAACTGTTGGAATGTTTCGGATGGTTCATGTTGTTGAATGTGAAAACGAAGCCGATGCATTGTTGATTGCCGAACATGCTGATGACAATTGGCAAGAACACCTTGGTGTTTTGAAATTTGATATTGCTGAATACAGCGAAGAAAAAGTAAAACGGTTCCGAGAGAAAGATTATTTCTGGGAAGGTACCGCATATATCAATGAAGATGGGCGTATTTCATACCTTCATCCAAATGGTGAAGTGCGGGACATTGATGGACCTAAAGTAAAATAAATGCCACGCAGAGATACCAATTTTCGGTTCATTGCTAAGAATCTGGATGTAAGTAAAATACTAAAACAAGTATTGGACAATCCACAAGATTGGAAAGCCGTTAGTAAATTTGAGAATACATTGGGAGATAAAGATCCGTATGGATTCCTTCCACTTCAAATGGCGGTAGTACGTGATGCATCCGAAAATGTCAAAGATTCCGAATTGTTGCGTCGGACGGTTCTATATGATAAGTACACCGAAATTCATAAATTTTGGAAATCTTACGGCATAAAGAAACCAGCAAGATGCGCCTTCTTTAAATTACCTGTTGGTGGTGCTGTTGGCAGCCACATTGATGATGGAACATACTACCTAAAGAAGGATCGCTATCATTTGTCACTTCAAGGAAAATACAAGTATGAATGCAATGGCGAGGAACACATCATTGAACCGGGAACATTCTTTTGGTTCAGTAACAAGCTGACACA